CCCACTGAATAAAATCTTTCTTCAAAGGTACTGTTCCATTTGTTTCAATTTGAATCCACCATGGATACAAATCAATATCTTCAATTGAATAATTTGAAAATGCAAAGTTCCAAAAATCAACAATTTTCATCTGTTGCAACATTGGTTCACCACCAGTAAAGCAGATGTCAATCTTATTTTCTGTTAATGGATGCTGCCAACTAATAACCAATTGACGCAACGAATCGGCCAATTCCTTATTAGTGTAATCCTTGGCTAAGTGTTTATACAATGGAGACCAACTATACCCGGAATCGCAACCGTATTCAAATATTGGTAACTCATTTAAATTTTTGGTATTGAATACACCTTCAATTGAAAATTGGGGTAGAACCCACGTAGATGGGTTCGTTGGGTCTTTTTGCTTAAAACCTGAACAATTTAGGTTGCAGCCAAATAACCTAACAAACGCTGTTAAAACACCTGTTCTATTTCCTTCACCCTGAATACTAAGAAATGGCGGTTCGCCTAGACGCATGATTAACCTTTCACCAAAATTACATTATAACAATCTAATCTAATTCCTTCAAATTTACAGACTGCATAATTAGGTAATCCACCCAATCAGCAGCCATAGTTTCACTATCAAAGTATCTTACATTAGTGTACTGAAAAATGGGGTTAAATGCAACTATGCAAATAACCCCATCATTATTGTTTACTGAAGTTTTAAACAACCAGTCACCTCGTTGAATTAATGGTAAATAGGTGACTGGTATGTTTTTCACTTAACTTCGATTTTCTTTGGGGTTTCCTTTTCAGGAACCATTCGATCAAGAATAACTCGAAGCATACCATTCATCATCTCAGCATTTTTGACAACTACACTATCTGCTAATGTGAATGTCTTAGAGAACGATCTCTCAGAAATACCTTTATATAGGTAGTCATCACTTTTCTGATTGACACTTCCTGAAATTTTCAGTTGGTCTCCATCAAGAACAACCTCAACATCTGATTTCCCAAAACCAGCAAGGGCCATCTCTATAGAATAGCTATTTTCACCAGTTCGCTTGATGTTGTATGGTGGGAAGTTCTGTGTAATGAACTTTCGATTACCTTCAATAAGGGAATCTAGTGTGTCAAACATACCTTCAAAACCAACCCAATTTGGTAAATACTCTTTTACTTTAGTCATACATTTCTCCTTCTATGAAGCAAGAATACACTTGAACAGCAAGTGCTACCGATTCGAGCCCATTAGGCACTCAAATTCTTTTTGGACCTACCACCAACTGAGTACTTAGCCTCCAGTTGCCAATCATTTTTCTCTGAAAACGGAATAACCTTAACTGTACTTATTTTTGCCCTCTCACCTAAAGTTGACTTAACTTTAAGCAAACCCCAATCTTGCAGCAACGACGCTATCAGATTTCTGCGTTTTACATCATCTTCACTAATATCAGATGACTTACCATCCAAGGCAAACATCTCTTTAAAGTGCATCAGGTAATAATTACCTCGTTTGTGAAGTATATGCACTGACTGATACAATGTTTTAGTTCTTAGTGATGGTATACCTATTCTAGTTAGGGTCTCTTTAACCTTTAAGAATGCATCCGGATCATCCAACTCAATCTGAACTCCCAGGATATTTCCGTTTTCTTGAATTATAGTCATAATTATTCACCTTTTCTTTCCGCCATAGTTTTGTGATTCTTTTATTTCTTCTAATTGTTCATCGGAAAGTAACTTTAAATACTGTTCCGCCACACTTTTATTTATGCAGAAATAGTTCATGATATTGGATAAATTTTCCTCTAATTTATCAGCTTTTGCCCACTTCCCCCAACGCTTACCCTTAGGTACTGCATTTAAATAAAAATCAAACTGCTGATCCTTATCCAAGTGTGCTCTCTGATTCATTTCATTAGCGAAAAATACAGTATCCATAGTCATTGAAAGACCACGATTTATAATGAAGGGACTATATTCCGAGACAACATCAGATCTATCGCAGATCTTTTTCTCATTGATTATATTGATAATATCAAACGGACTCATTTTTCATCGCATCGTAAAATGGTTTATACCACTCTTTCTCATCTTTCCATGGCATTAGATTATCACGCTTCTTTGATGCGTATACTAACTCACCCCAATCTCCATATTCACTAACTAATCTATAAAGTTCTGGGATATCCTCAATAGTAACATCTTCGCCGTCAGCTGCTGGATAAAAGAAATCATTGCATAGTACATACAACCCAATTTCGTCACCAACATCCAAATACAATGCGTTTCTCTCAAACAAAAATAAAACCATCTCCTTAATGTCATCACCAAGAGACCTAAACCATTCTTCGGCCTTAATTTCCTTTTTGTTGATACTCATTAATGCCGCATTCCACCCATCCTGCCACTCAGTTCTCTTAGTTTCCTTCCCACCCTCAATCACCGCAGCTGGGTATATTCCCATAGATTCTACTACAGAAGATAAAAATACATCTCGTAGTTTATTTGGCGTCACTTCCATTCTATCCCCTGATTTAACATAACTTCAGTTAAAGCTGCCATCGTATTTATTTCTTGGTCGGCAACAAACGCTGCTTTATATTGATAGTCAGCTAGAATTAGAACCAAACTAGGTAGTGACTTAGGCATCATTTTTTCGGTTGCTAGGTCATAGAATGATCTAAATAGCATTGATGTATCCATGTCTGAGTTTTGAGCAACCCACTTACGAACCTCACCGTACTTTTTATCCTTTAGAGACTTCATCAAGGATGAAAATGCTTCGGTAGAAAAATTCAGAAGAATACCAGAATCAATCTTACCTGCTGCTGAATATCTCTGCAACTCATTTAGACATCTACGAAAATCTGGGAAATGTTTTTTGACAACTTCTGCTACAACCTTCTTATCAAACTCAACCCCCTCATTACTCAAAATTTCAGTGGTTCGTTTGAAGAATGCAGCCATCAACTCTGCTCTTTCAGATGTAGGAATTTTAAAATCAAAGACAGCTGAACGAGAATGGAGGGGCTCAATGATCTTATTTTTAAAGTTGCAGGTGAGAATCATTGAATGATTCCCAGCAAACTCTTCAATAAAATTTCTTAATGCGGCTTGGGCCTGCGCCGTGAGGTAATCAGCCTCATCTAGTAAAGTAACCTTTTTGCTATCACTAAATGATACTGTTGAGGCGAACTGAGCAATTTTAGTTCTAATAGTGTCGATACCATTCTCAGATGATGCGTTAATAATAAGTAGATCCGCACCAATTTCATTACACATTGCCTTAGCAAGTGTAGTTTTCCCTATGCCAGCAGTTCCAGTAAAAAGCATATTTGGGAAATGACCTTGCTTAACAAATCCCAATGCCTCATTTCTCAACGCCTCAGGTAAAATACATTCAGATACTGTTTTTGGTCGGTATCGCTCGACCCAAATCGTGTGGCGGGTGTCACTAGAAACCATAATATACTCCTAGTATTACTTAAACTCAGATGTTGCTTCAACCGCAATATATGTTGTTGAGTTATAAGTGGTATTCTCGAACTTACTAATTTTCTTTGAAGATATTTCTACCTTATGGTCACCAGGTAGTAACTTGATTTTCTCAACCTTAAAATTGACCACAAATTCATCTTTTGTGTTTGTATCCATATCAATATCAAAGTTATTGCCAGAAGGGTTTTTCAAATCCAAAACCCTGGCTACAATCTTATTTCCATCACCAACAAAAGATAGGTCCTCGACCGCCAAAATACCAGCCATCTTCTGAATTCTAGCTAAATCTGCCGCACTAAGAGTAAATGAAACTTCTGCTTTAGGCATGTTAATTGCCTTTGACGGAGAAACCAAAAGTGTAGGGTCAGCATAAACATATTTCACCGATTGCTTCCCCTCGGTTATAGTCATGTATTTATCCTCCAGTTCAATCTCAGGATCACTAAAACTAGACAAAACACCAAGAAGTTCTGACAGATTAAAAATTGAAACTTGTTTTGCAAATTTCTCAGAAACATCAACCACTGCCATAATATCCTTAGCAATACTCATTGTAGATATTTTACTACCAGCAGGAATAACCAGGTTGGTGTTAATAGAACTCCATACCTTAAGAACTTCAATTGTTTGTTTAGACAGTTTCATTTATTTCACCTTTCTTCTTTGGTTTATACCTATCCAAAATTGGATCAGGATCAATTCGATTCATTAACTTTTGCCCAAGTTCATGCAGGGTTGGTGGTATGACACCAATATATTTCTTCATTTTGTTAATTCTACCCAAATGACCGCCAGGACTCTCACGTCGCCATTCTTTCATTTTGTTTTTAGCTTTTCTTGGCATTTTTATCCTTTCTAAGATTCTCAATATGACGCTTAATATACCACACCGCCTTTTCGCAGTCCTCAATTTGTTTATCTAAAACATCCTCATTGGCACCAGTTTTCAGTCCCTGCCTCCATAGATATTTTATACCATTACCAATACAGAAGTTATAATGTTCGGTTATTTCGATGCATTCTACACCACTAGGATGACTAGTGTAATGCTTAGGATGATTTACTGGATCGTTTTCTGTCATGCAATTTTTTCCTCAATGTATTCAATCATCTCGACTGTAGTATCAAACTTCTCAGCTAATTTGATTCTAGCAATCCAATCACCGGTAGATATTTCCTTCCATACATCGTCTCGGGGTGATAAGAAATAGTCCTGAAAAATACGCTGTGATACAGATTCCCAGTTATCTTCGAAATAGTCGTGATCATTCCACTCCTCATGCGGGTCGTCTGATCTAACAACAGGTGAATCGGTATAATCCGAATTATCATTTCTTAAGTTCTGCCAGTCTTTCAGCTCCCCGACAACCACATATGCGCAGCACCTACCCTTTGCATTATTGTAATCGCTAGGAATACTAACAACATCTTCTGGATTAATTTTAACTAAAACACACTTACTTGAAGTGGTAGAACCATAATGAGGCAAATATTCTTTACTACAAAAGTGGAATCCAGTTGAGCAGGTATTATGTCTTCGGTCATCAACTTCATTCCTAGGCATAGACAAGTACTGCCCAACAGAATTATCGAATTTACCAGAATGAATATCCTTATAGTCTTTACGAACTAACTTATATGCAATGAAATAGCCATCCTCAGTAATAGGCAACCTAGTTGCCTCAAGGAACATATAGAGTTCATCAACCGACTGCTTAGATGGATTACCCAGGAGATTTTCCATGAAATTTAGCATAGGAGTAATATTCATATCCGCCTTAGCCATAGCGATAATTCTTGAAGAGATAGAATTGTGTAGTGTCTGCCACAAATCATCCTCAGTGTATCTAAACTCTATGGAGTCATCAGTGATACGAAATTCCATCCCCCAATCTGACTTAGCAGTAGTCAAAAACTTATTAACAGCAACCTTAACATCACCAAGTCGTTCTGCCCCAACATAATCACCAAGATTGATTAGGTTAATAAAATTCTCATAATCCTTTTCAGATGAATATTTGGTAACTGAATTACCATTACTGATATTCACCAGACAAGTGAAATCTTCACCAATTATATAACTATACTTTTCCATTCTTCAACTCCTTATCAATTAAATTGACATACTCAAGAAAATCTTTTTCTGACATATCATAATTATGATATTTCAGCATTGGATAAATGTCAAAAAGATTACCATAATGCGGTAGATTTGTACCCTTGTTAATTTTACTAAATAAACGATATTTAGCGATAGTCTCCTTAGAGATGCAAGAATATTGTTTGTATTCTTCAACAATTTTAGATGTTTGCGGTAATTTATCACACCACAATGAACAAGAATATGAGAATCTGGTGTTTTCAGTAAACCAACGCCACCTCAAATAACTAATATAATCTGACTTAACAAATAATTCATATTCAGATAAAACATCTTCCACCTTCTTAGCATTTTTTGGTGGATTGGTTCCCTGCCTAACACCCAAAAGATGTAACGTGTCATTCGCTGATTTTAGGTGTTTATAGTTAACTACATCCAAGTCTACTGTTGAAGATTGTCTGGCTTTGGTGAAATTGGCGTACACTAAATTGGTATCACCTAATATAGATTCTACTTCATCCTTAGAAATTGGCCTAAATTTCAGTTCCCCGTAATTTGAATCCAACCAATACCAATCCTTAGATGCATCAACCCCATTTATCTTCCTCTCAACCTTAATTCTTGGCGGATCCGTTAGTGTTGAAGCCTTTTTGATGAATCCCTTTAACTCCTTAGGAATGTTTCTAACTTCATCTGGTGTTATAACTAAAATGTTAGTGACACCACCTAATTTAATTTGATGTTTGATTCGTGCGGATGTATTAAACACGTTCTTAACAACAATCATAAAACTCTTATCAATAATTGCACCAATGGTAATCCCAACACCATGACCATCACCGGTCTTTACTCCAAAAGAAAATATGCCATACCTACTATTAAGCTTTGGTCTAACGATATTTGCTAATCGATTGGTTTTAACCCCAACCACACTGGCCGTTATAACAATTGAATTGAGATCATACTCAGATCTTATATCATATGGATTACCAAATTCATGTAGGCACAACTCTACAGTGCCTGAAAATTTCCGAAAATAGGTATTGATGTACTTAGCTAATGACACCTTATAGTTTATTTGCGACTCTGTAGGAACCATTTCACGGAACTTATCCTTAAAGAATCCTAAGATAATTCGTATCTTCGATTCAAACGCATCAATAGTATATTTAGTGTATTGAATTGATTCTCTGGATATACTTAGTTCCAGTTCACCAACACCAAATAATAGTCGAATACCACCATTTTTAAGAATCTCAGAGATTGCACGCTGTTCTTTTGCATCAAATCTCGGTGATATAAACTGGTATAGTTCGGAAAAATTTATACCATATTTTCGGTTCGAAATAATTACACTCAAACCAGAATATGACACATATGTCTCATGCAATAGAACCCAATCGGTTGATTGGTATATAGTTTTGGGCTCAGGGAAAACCGGGGTGGCACCAAAAAACTTAGGCTTAACAGGATAAAACTCATAAACAGATGAAAACAAGTCAATCCAGATTTTCTTCTTGGTTGGATCAATCGGTATTGAAACCTCCAACCCAGTTTCATCAGTCTGATTCTCAGTCAGTTTAGTTAGGGCAGGAATGCCCCGTTCATTAACAAATACCTTGTATAGTGTTGAAACACCATTATGGTTTGATCTAATATCCCACGTTTTTGTTACCGCAGCAGGAGACTTTGCCCCAATACCCCATGACCCTAAATATTCATTAGATGTTCTCTTGTGAGAACCAGACTCACCATAAGTTGTTAGTAGCTTACGGACGTCTGCCTCAGATAAACCGGGACCAAAATCTCTAATTCGTAGAGAAGAGTTAAACTCTGTTGGTGCATATACATGAATCGGTTCGTTTTCTTTACCGACTAATTTATGCGCATCCAATGCATTTGCGGAAATTTCATGAAGAACACACGCCTCCTTATTAGAATAAAGGAAGTCTGATAACATTCGGAACAATCTAGCACTGTCTGTGGTTGTAGAAAACTCCTGTGTGTTTGAAATATTGCTTTTTATTGGTGCTGGTTTATTGACAATCATCCCAACTTATCTCCATACTTAAGTAAAAACATCAAATATTCTTTTGGGTTCTCTAGTTCACCCGCAGAGTCTCTGGCCACTATTCTATAACAACTACAACAAACATAGCCAATTATCCCATAGTATCCAGTCAAATACCAACCACCGGGATCAACAGGATTACCACAAAATTTGCAACATCTAGAACTACCCATAGTATAATTATATCATACTAACTACTTCTTTGCAATGAGCTCAGTCAACTCATTGAATTTTTTGATAAATTCCTTATATGCCTCTATAGATCTAATTGGGTTGGGAAACTGCTGCAAGTCAACTAAAGTGATGTTGTATTTGCCATAGTTACACCAATCCCTACCTCTAGACTCCATAAACGCATGCGCCTCAATATAAAGGGCCCGTTTATCAAAAAAATCTACAATAACAGATGCATCGGGCGATAGGTTAGTACCAACATATTTAACGAATATCATATCCAACAACCTATTTTCTAAACGCTTAAACACTTCATGTAACCCGTTTATTCGTTTTATAGGTGACGGAATATCACCAATATATGCCTCAGCTGCATCATGAAGCAAACCAAAAAGAGCTAACCGTGGGTTGTTTGAATACTCATGTTCTATCATATTGCATACGAATAATGAATGTTGAGCAACATTATAGGGAATCTCAGTAATAGTATGGCCAGCAAACCTACTTATTCTACTAAGAGCCCACGCAATATCATTTATTTCAATATCATCAACTGTACTATGTAGTGGACTAACAAACCTTCCACTAACTGTTTCAATTGATCCCTCTATATTAACACTCCCCATATCAAACCCCCAACATTTTCAAAACATCAATCGTATCATCTACTGAGGTATGTAATATACCCAAACCACCCCGTTGTCTCCACTGTGGTATGTTCAATTCACTATCATCAATCAGTATATCATCAATCCCTTTACAATGAAACTGCTTGTCCCACGCAAAAGGACCAAATAAAACGTCGACATCAGAACCAAAATGTTTCCATACCCACTCCCTCTTATGTGAGGTACAATCTGGCCAATGTATTCGTCTGGGAATAGCAGTCAAAATTTTAACAGAAGAAACACCAGAGGAATTACGAACATAATCCCACAACTTAACAGCAGATGGCATCAACTCTAGGTCAGCATATAACCTTGGTGCAGCCTCAAGTAACTCCTCCCAAGTAAAATCTCTAACAGCAGAGTCTCTTCCCAAAACTTCAGTTACTGATTTTTCCCAATTAGCTAAAACACCATCCATATCCAAGAAAATTCTCTTCATAATCAATCCTGTATAATTGTAAAATTATTTTTTGTACCCATCTGAATAACCGAAGGAAACTTATCAAACGACCCCTCTCGGTGTGAAATAACAAAGACGTTACTATCTTTCATGTCATCTAAAAGACCTAATGCCAAATCCATACCACCGCCATCCATTGAACTATCTAGTAATTCATCAAAGAACACTATATTGGTGTTTATACTATTTTTCATTCTAGCAATTTCTCGCCAAGTAAAAATCAAGGCTAGATTAATACGCATCTTTTGACCTTCGCTAAATGAACCCCAAGTAAATTCGTCACGGTGTCTTGATTTAACGGATTCATTAAAATTCTCATCTAAGTTAAATGACACGAAGAAATCCAACTTTGCCAAATACTTATTCACCAACTTGTTTATAACCGGTACATATTGCTTTATTATCTTAGCTTTTATACCACTATCTTGCAATAGGTTGGTTACTATAGTGTTTAGATGCAAGGACTCCACAATTTTCTTTTTGTGATTATCAACCTTAACAATAGCTTTCGCATATGTACGTAACTTTTCCTTTTCTTCATCAATACTAGTCGTATCACTTATTGATTCCAATAAACCCTGATCCTTCATTATAATGGCATTGTTGATTGAAATCTGTTCATTTAGAACGGAAATTGATTCTTGAATTTTTTTTACTTCTTTAGATTGTTCTTCAATCTTAGAAATTTCTTTATTGATGTTTATAATATCCAAATCTATAGATTTTCCATACCTAGATAATTGGTCAACCTCTTTATCAATCTCGATATCAATTTTCATCCGAACAGAATCAGATACATCTTGCTTACAGGTTGGGCAAACGTCTCCAATTAGTCGTTTACTAGTTCTCGAGGAAACATCTAACTCATTCTCACTCTTTTTAATACGTAATTCACTCAATTTTTCATACAATGAATCATCAAAACTAGAAGTTATAGAATCAACCTTCTCTCTAAGTTTGGTAACCCGTTCAACTAACTGTTTATTATCACTGAAGTTCTTCTCAATACTATCATGTAAGGACTGTTTATTTTCATCTTTCTCCTTAACTTGTTTTTCGATAAAACTCTTTTGCATTAAGGCCTTTTCCTTAAGAGACTTTATCTCTAGATCAGTTTCTCTAATTTCATCCTTTAAGGATTTTACTCGGTCCTTAACTAAGGTGTTCATCACCGAAAAAATCTTTATATCAAGCAAATCTTCAATGAATTCCCTTCTTTGATATGGTTGTAACTCCATAAACGGAATATAATTTCCACTACCCATCATAACAACCTGAGTAAAAGTCTTATAACTCATTTTAAGAATTTGAGATTCTAAAACCTTTTGGTGGTCTCTAATATTTGGGTTTTGATTTAAAACCTTCCCATTCTCATAAATTTCAAAGACATTTGGTTTTATACCACGAACAATGCGATATTTCTTCTTACCAATTTCAAAATCCAACTCTACAAGGCATTGTTTTTGGTTGATCGAATTTATAAGTTGATTTTTATTGATGTTTCTGTATGGCTTACCAAATAGTCCAAAGACAATAGCCTCAACTATAGTTGACTTCCCGCTACCATTCTTACCAGAGATCAAGGTTAAATGTGTTTTATTTAACTTGATCTCTATAGGGATATTTCCAGAACTTAAAAAATTTCGATATGATACACGAATAAATTTTACCAATTAGATCTCCAAACCCAACGCATCAGTATATAATGATTTCAATATTCGTTTAACCTTATCCCGATCAAAATCGGTATCTACAATACCATCAACATAGGAATCCATTAAGGTCATCGTATCTTCCATCTCAATGTCTTCATCCGATACTGAATCTGCATCATAATCAGATAAATCCTCAATGACCTTAAGATCAGCTAGTTGCACGTTGTATAACTTATCCAAAAATTTATCAAACTGATATGGATCGGTTTTGTTAAGAACAACTACCTTAACAAAGGTATCCACGATGGTCTTAAGATCAAACGACTGACAATAATGATCTCCTTTATCTTTATCATCCCAGTATAATTTGTTAAAAATTGATACTGGATTCTCAATAAAAATCATATCTCTAGTTTCAAAATCAAACTCATAAAAACCTCGGCGATCACCAGCATCCGCCCATGTTAGTTCATAGGGTGTGCCCAGATAGAATATATTTCCCTTTGAACTTTTCTCGTGGAAGTGTCCAGATAAAACCAAATCAAACCGCTTAAACAGATTAGAATCCAAACCATCAACACTAACCTGCCCTCGATGCATCTCAAACCCACTAATATCGAAATGACCAAGACACAGCTGAGCTTTAGTTTCATTTAACTCAGTCATACAATCATTGAAGTTTTCCTTACACATCCATGGTATTATCGAAACATCAGTGTTACCAAATTTAACTGTTTGTGGTTTGTCATAAATTACTATATTTTCATACTCCATTAGCATCAAACTAGGGGTGTTGGCATCTAATTTATTTGCCCAGGGTATATCATGATTTCCTATGATAACATGAAACTCGACACCCATGTTTTCCAAAACATCAAAGAATCTTCGTTTCCACTCATTTAATACTACGTGGTTGGTATACTTTCTTCGATCAAACAGGTCACCACAAGTTAATAACTTCTTCAACTTGTGTTTCCTCATATAAGGGAAAACCTCATTCTCAAAGAATGAGAGTTGGTGATTCATCATTATAGATGAGTCGTTCCTAGAACTTATATGAATGTCACCAACAATAATAAACTTACTCGTCATCACAAATAAACTTCTCTAAGGTATCCATCAATTCAGGATCTGTATTCTTTTTTCGTTTACTGCTTTCCATTTTCGTAGAGTCGGAAAAACTATTACTCTTCATAAATTCCATATACATACTTCTAAACTCAACCTCATCTGCATCATCCGGGTTAATGTCAAATAGTTCATCTATAGGAATCTCTTGTATTAATTTCCCCTTTATATTAGATTGTTTCTTTTCAGCCTCGATTCTACGTAGAAATGCATTGTAACAAATCTGTGTTGTATATGCAAATATATTACTTGACCTTTCTGGATTAAACTTATGTAGAACTCTTGAACAGTTTTCTATAGCATCACCGATCATATCATTTCGATATGAATAATTTATAAAGTTCGCCTTAAACGCTAAATGATTCGCAATTTTTATTATGCATTCACCTAAATATCGTGGCATAACCGGTGGTGGTGTTCCATTGACTGACGCTGTATCTAATTGTGTCTTCCATTCAATGAAGTGTTCTAAAAACTCCTTATTACTAACATAATGGTTAGATTTTGGTTTAGCCATATTAACTCCTACTCAATGCACTAATGGTTTAAATTTTTCTGACTCCTGTTCAAAATCAGTTAAATCAATTTCTGGTATATCAAACTTAACAGACATTTCCTTAGAAACCTGTCTAATCTTTTCTACTGCCGCCTGAATATCGTAATACTGTGTATCTGATGTCATATTTTCTGCGACCTGCGCCTTAATCTGATTTATTATTATTTGGGATATAAATGACCCATACACCTTTACATAGTTAGGTGAAACCTCTTCCATCAAAATAACATCAGATTGATGTATAGACACAAATGGGGTCGCTAAGAATGGTATTATCCATTCCGAAAATGAAAACCGCTGATTCTTAACATCTTGATCTATACTTATTGGACTCATTAAGTGTATAATGTCATCATCCTCATTATCAACAATGACTTCAGACATTAACAACTCGCCTGTTCTAAGTTTAAGAATAAACACCGAAACAGTAGTATCTTCTTCTAATTCTTCTGTCATAAGTTCACCGTAGTTATTGTATATGGGAATTCTTCATTAGTATAGATATTAAGTCTTTCAACTAAATGTCTGTATGTAAAGTTCTTTTTCTTATTATTAGACAAATCATCTGCAATGTCAAATAATACTAATTCATCCTTGCCAGATGCCACCCTTAGTCCCCTACCAATTGCCTGTAATACACGAACTAATGAATTACTAGGTGATGCAAAGATTATATTGTGTATTCTTTTTATGTTGGTACCTGCACCAAACACACCATATGACGCAAGAGTTATGGCATTATTACTCTGTTCCATGATTGATCTAACTTCTTCTCGATCGTCAACCTGAGTTTTACCATGAACATAAAAATATTTTCTATCCCCCACTTTATCTAAAAACAACCTATTCAATACATCACCGTGTTTCTCAACCAATCTATACATTACCAGAGTATTACCATCCAACGAGAGAGCTAAATTGACTATAAACTTATTCCTCTTTTCACACGAAACCAAATAATCCAATTCAACATCATATTCCTTATTCTTCCTTAGAAGAGTCTTAGCTTCAACTGGATGATTCAATACAATACACTTAATATCAACCGGTGATAATTGTTTTTTCTCTATCAGTTGTTTGGTTGAGGCAACCTTTATAATAGGACCAATTGCCCCCTTAATCATCATCTTATGGGTTGTTGACTTGTCTAATGAGCCAGATGTACCAAAACGATATTTGGTATCTGCACATTTTTCCAACAACTTCTGCAATTCTACAGACTTAGCAGATTGACACTCATCTATTATAACACAATCAAAGTTGAACCACTCTCTAGGTAAACGCATCAAACTCTGCCAGGTACTAATTACGATCTTCTTCTTTGTATTCTTTTCATACCCACCCATTATTTGATGGACATTACCATCAACATCAAATTTATTTTTGGTACTATAATCAATAAAATCAGTTGTCATCTGATTAACGAGGGCGGTTGTTGGAACCACAATAAGTGTTCTTGCATCTATAGAATCTAATAGGTATCTAGTGATAAGGTAGATTACCAATGACTTTCCACTACCTGTTGGGGACAAAATTACGTGCCGAGTATCTCGTATAGCTCTATACGCAGCCTCATATTGATATGACCTAATTTTTAAGTCATCATTGTTAGATTGAACTTCTATTGACTTGCAATATTCAACAAAATCCTCAGGGAGGATATTGGTCTTTTCTCCAGGAAACCCATATTCAGGTGACTCAACCAACTCTATATTATACCCGGCGGCTTTCGCAAACTCAACTAACTCAGGATAAACACCAGCATAAAGTGTTGAATTACTAGCATCAAAAAGTGATATTTTCCCATCCCAAATCTTGGCTCTAAATTTAGGCATGAATCTAGCTCCCGGGACATCAAACGTGAAGTGATCCTTTATTTCATACTTGATTCCTAGATCACAATCAATTTGCAGAAAAACGTAATTCTTAAGTTTTATCCTGATGACTTCTGGCATCAGTTACCACCTAAATACTTTTGATAATCAACGATTGTCTTCATTGAGTAGTCACGACTACCAATACTCTTCATTATATACTCAAGTGAAGAAACTGCAGTTTTATAGTAATCAACCTTAATTTTAAGATCATTCATATCTCGATCGGATTCAAGCAAGAAATTCAACTCCTGATATGTGGGTTTTATACCCTGCCATTGCGACCATCCATATTGTTGTAGTTCATGTTCCTCACACTCACCTCGAAAATACTTCCTCTTGATCCATTGCATAGTATTGTATTTTCTCTCAGCGTCAGAAAGCTTACCCTTAAACTGAACATAATATTCTAGATACTTTGCATGAATATTTGGAGTATTGAAAAGGTCATTCTCAAGTGTATTCATCGCAATTTTTGAATCAATCTTCCATTCATTAAGTATATCTTCTAATTTTGCCATAAATTGCCTTATCTTAGATCACAGAAATTCATAATATAACATATTGATTTATATCTCAAATTCCAACTAACTACTTTAGAAATAGTTGTCGATTTGACAATAAATAAATCGCATGTCAGTATGTGCTTGTTGCTGCTTCGGTATGTAATATAAAACCAAATTTAAATAAATTCGTAATAATCGTACTTAAATGTGATATTACTAGTTAGATATATCATGTCTTGTTCATTAGATCGAAATTGAAGACCTGATATAGATGTAGGAAATGCATTATAAAATCTAGCAGAAGTTGATGAACCCATAGATAAAACAGGATTTTCATATTCATCTTCTTGTTCTCTACCGCTCATTGTAGTGATTCTCTTCATCCATTCTGTTATTTCTTTATAGTTCTTAAGATTCTTATCTACAAGAAATGTACAAACTAGTGGTTCATATGCTATTTTTTCTCCAGGATGACCAAAAGCTACATAGGTAGATGGTTGCTCAACTACACTTAAGGATATTCCGGGAAATGTAAATTCTTGAATGAACATTTCAGTAAAGGGTAGTTTCATGAAAGAAAGCCTAAAATTAATTGACGCTATTCCGTCATAATTTAGTGAACTACCGTCTGGCATTGTTACAGTGCCTACCATATAATCACCTATTGATTAGAAATCTTAGAATCAACTTGAATGCTTCTTCTATCTGCATCATGGTTTTTAGATCATTTGCTGCATTAGAGACACGTTCTATCCTGGCCATATCATTAACCAACTCGTTATACTCAGATTCAGAAATTAATCCAGAATCAAGTTTTAATTTCAAATCCTTTGCCTTGAGTGCTTCGTCCTTAATCTCTTTAACAGGATTATTCAATAAATCGTCTAGGTTAATATTATAGGTCATTTCTTACCCCCAGTTGCTTTAGCAGCAATAACAGCGGCGTCTGATATATTAGTCATTTTAGTCTCACAATATACTTTAGATGCCACAAATGCAAAATTTTCATTTTTCCCATACTTAGACTGGAGTTCTATCGCCATATCAAATATTTCAGTTGCCATCTTTTCTTCAGCTTTTTTGTTTCGATATTTAGCATTGTTGACTGCTAATTTAGCCAGAACAGCTAGATGATTAGTGATCTGCGGGACATTCAATGGTGTAGAACAAACCGATTTACCTAACTCTGCTGTAGTTGCAATAGTAACAAACCTATCATATTCAACAGGGTCAAATGCTAATGAAGCACACCCAGTTAGAAAAATAACCAAAGTCACCAAAACTGTTTTCATTTATATACCTTCCTTTCCCATCTATCTTTAGGTAGAGTTCCACTTGCAGACTTAATTTCATGTGTTTATTCTATCCATATCATGTATTTATGAATGCTAAAAGCAAAAAATAATGGGGCCTTTCAGCCCCATTAATATACACTACAATGATTTTATTATTAGATCAAATTTACATCTTATGACAAGTTTTGAACTCTTGACAATCTGAAGTAGTAGTTTGATTGTGCTGCTAGTGTTGCTGCATCACCACTCAATGGATGGCTAATGACTGCATAACGAGTCTTGAAGCCAATCTTTGGTTGGAATGTAGCAGGATCAACTGCTCTCATTAGCTGCAATGGAACATATGGGCAATAGAACAAGCCTGCATCAAATGGGCTGGTACCACGGTAACCAACCATCATGAACTGATCTGCTGCACCGTTTGCCATATAAGGATCAACATAAACCTTATACTTGCCATTTAGAACACCGGCGAAGGTTGTTGATGCTTCATCTACGTTTAGGTTGGTACTCAATGCTGGAGCATAATCCAACTTACCTGCCATTGCTAGAGCTGATGCAACGTCTGCAGAACATAGGATGAAATTACCACGACCTCTACGAGTTGTCTGAGCAATTCTGTTTGCTTCTTTTTCAACTTGGAAAAGCATACCCTTGAAACGCTCAACAGACCAACGACCATTTGAATCAACGTCTAGGTCGTAAGTACCTGCTGTAGTTGTGCCCTGAGAACCAGTCTTAGCGATCTTGTACATTGTACGAACAATCTCACGGTTGATTTCTGCAATAATTTCATTAGAAAGAATATTGCTTAGTTCACCTTCTGCGTCAAGACCATGAACTGCCTTAAGGTCTTGTTGCAATTCGATTGTGTACTCAGCCTTTAGAGCACGGCTCTTAGCAGTTGCAGTGTGCTTCTCGATTTTGAAGCTCATGGTATTCATGGTTAGACCATCAGTTGCACCCCAGTTTTGAGGATCTGTACCGTCAACACCTGTCAATGGACGAGCACCATCAGAACCAGCAGCACCTGTGAAGCCTGGTGTACCATCCCATGGACCAAGACCATCTGTACCACCAACTGGGTTTGTACCAGCTGCTGCAGTACGTGTTGCAGAGAAGTTCGCATCAGCTTCATTGAATAGGGCTTCTGCGCCTGCTGCATTGGTGTAACGTGAGGTCAATGCAAAAACAAGACCTGTAGGCATTGTCATTGGCTGCACACCGCAGATATCATATGCAATCAACTGAGGCATTGCACGACGAACTAGACCGATAAGTACTGGGTCATAGTTCTGAACGTTACCTGTTGCAGATGAAGGAATTGCCTCATTCAACACCTGACGCTCTTCTGCAACTGCTCTCTCTTGGTTCTCAAGAAGAACTGCAGTAACAGCCTTACGATATGGGTTTTCAATCTTAGCTAGATCTGGATGATCTAGAACTGGAGACCACTTCTCCAATAGTTGCTCTTTACTTAACATTTTTGCCATTTTATTTCCTTTCTAGTCGAAACGATTAAAACTTTAAATTCTTAGCGATTGCTTCAACATAGCTGTTGATTTGTTCAACTGGCTTTGTTGGTTCATCACTACCTGGGATTGTATTCCCGCCTTTTGCCTTTGGAAAGTAATTTTCCTTGATGGTTCTCACCTTATCAGTAAAATCTTCCTCAGAATCAAACCCGACCTTCTCTGTCAATTCAGCAAACTTCTCTTGCTCGACCTTAGTTAAATCAGACCCAACTTGTTCAACAATTGACTTCTTCTTAGTATTGTTCAATTGATCTTGGATTTCCTCATTAACTGCAACCAAATCCTCCAGTTGCTTAGTCATTTCTTCGATTTGAGAAGCTTGATCTTCAACAATATCAAGTTTATCCTCTGGAATATCAAAATAATGCTCTTTGAAGAGATCTTTCAGTCCATCAATAAAGCTATTCACAACTTCTACCTTCATAGCACTTTCTAAAGCAACAGCGTTGTCTTCAACCCACTGCTCAACTATAACGTTGAGGAATCCATCAACCTGTTCGACTAGCTCTGCTTTTACTTCTTCAACTGCCTCAGTAAGCTCTTCATCGAATTGCTCTTTGAGTTCATTGATTCTTTGCTCTGCGGCCTGTTCAACCGCAGCTTCGAAAATTGTTTCTACTTTGGTTCGGAATTCTTCTGAAAGTTCCTCACCATTCATGATTGCATCGATGTGCTCTTTAACACCGACTGGGTTCTTATCAACATTGTTTTTCTTGTTGGCCTCATTATCACCTTCAACTGAAGTTTTTCCGTCGGATAACTTACCCCCAGAATCTTTCTTACCTGCGCCTGCTTTGATCCTAGCATTGTCACCATTGTCATCTTGCTTATCTGCAGATGCTGACATTTTTAAGGAACCCTTCTCACCATCCTTACGACCCAGACCAGCCTTAATCTTAGCTGTCTTAGAAGAACCAGTCTCAGAACCATCGGTATTTGTCAGTTTGCCGAACGGATCTGAACCTTCATTGACTTTGACCTTATTTTCCTTAGAAACATCAGTTTCGCCATCATCTTCTTCATTATCATCACTACCACCTTCGTTAGAATCATCAGACTTGTTGTCAGAATCATCATCGGAAGAAGAATCAGAATCATCGTCATCAGTAATAGTTGTACCACTTTTAGTCTTGATGACTTCTTTCTCTTCTAAATCTTCAATGGATTCGTTTAGCTCTTCTTCGGAAACACTTTCTTCCTTCTTGTGACCTTCCAAAATAGCCTTGATTTTATCTTCTAATGTTGGCATTGTTTATATCTCCTTGAATACAAATATTTATCAAAATACAAATTTCACGAATCCAATCAATATTAATTTTACTTAGTTAGTTCTGTTAGGAGTCTAGAAAACTCCTTTATAAAGGTATTTTCATCTATTCTACCCTTACGTTTATCCACTAAAGCCTGAATAATTCGACCATCCTCAAGCATCTCATATTCCACATTTTCCATAATACCATTAACATAAGCACTAGGTGCCGACGGATCTGCAACTATATCCACCGTACTAAGGAAAAAATCCTCCTGAACCTCTTTAACACCATTATTCAATTGTTTAAGTGACCCCAGACCACGAGATGAAACACCAAGCTTGATACCCTCGTCGATTAGAT